TATATATCCAAATAACTTTCTTCTATGTTGTAGAACGGCAAGTCGTAATCTGTTTTATTAAATGGGTCATCTAATAAAGCATATATATCGTCATGCTGAGCAAATGTACAATAAGAAATTTTATTATACAAAGGAATTAAAGAGTTTGTTTTAAATTCTCTTTTAGTAACTTGTAAACTTTCAAATGTGTTATAGTAAACTGTAGTTGTCTGAGTAGGATCTAATGGATTATACCAAACAGCATACATACATTTTTCAAATTTAGGGTCTGCAGAATCTATGTAATTATCTAATGTGATATTAAATGGAATCTGCATATAGATATGATTAGAATCTACATTAGGAGATATATGTGTAGTTAATCCTGTAGAATTCTGTTCAGGTAATGCTAATACTGGATGAACATCATTAATGTAATTATTAGAATCAATAATATTATTAAATGAGTTTAATGTAGTAGTATTAATTTTAGTCCAAGTTAAATTTAAACTTTTAAATACATATACATCTTGTAATAAATATCCTGGATTAGGAGCAGTTAGATTTAACTTAGTATATTTTAAATCAGTTAGTAATTCTCTTTGTTCTGGAACATTAGTGCAAGAATATTTAACTCTAGCTCTTACAGATATAAGAAATAAATAATCTAATGGAAGAGTATATCTATCTACATACACATCTGTAGATTTAGCAGAATAAACTACTCCGTAATATTTAGTTTCATCTTCATGTTCTACAATTAATGATTTAAGATCATCAATTCTTTTTTGAGATTGTTCAAATCCTTTACCTTGACGATTAGATCTAGCATTAAATCGTTGCTTAACAAATCTTAATTGAGCTAAGTTTAACTCATGATCTATTTCTTCAGGTAATAAGTTGTCAACCTGGAAGGATGCAAGTTTTTGCACCCCCAGGTTAACAGCTATATGCATTTCATTTACAGTCATTATTTAACTTCTTTTAGTTGTGCACGCATTGCGTTTACAGCTCCAGAGTTTTTCTTATTCTTAAAGTAAATGATTGTGTCAGTCATGTTTTCTCCTAATGTAGCATCTTGGTAAATAATTTGATTACCAATACGACGAAGAACTCCATACTCAATCATTTGTTCAATTTCAGAACGTAACTCTAAACTTTCATCTAAACAATACTTCAAGAAGCGTTCTGGATTAGAATCTTTAACATCATAAAGTTGATTTTCAACTTCCATGTCAGTTAAATTATCAGGATTTCCTTTAGATAATACACGCAATAATGTACGCATTTTATCATACTCTCCTGTCAATTTAATAAACTCTTTATCCGCATCTTTCTTAAGTTGAATTTTGTTATTTTTCTTAAGTAAGTCTTTTTGAGGATCGTAGATATAAAACCGTTTGTCGGGAGTTGTTTTCATTTCATCCTCTGACATTGCAACATGACGATGTTTAAGTGCCCATTTATACTTGATATAATCAATTGCATTAACGGGAGTTCCATCTTCAGTAGTTTCAATGTTTAATTCAACACCTTCAAATGGAACTGTAATACTTAAACTAGACCAGAAGTCTTTTGTTTTAGCAGGCCAGTCATTGTGTGTCGGAGGAACATCAATCAACTCTTTTAATAATTTTTCTTCTTCTTTACCTTCTACTCCTTTGAGTGGAAGTCTGTTTACAAATAAGGAACCGATTTTAACTTTAGCTCCTGCTCTGATTTCTTTTGGAAGGTGATTAAGTACTTCCTTTCTTCTAATAATAATTGTTCTCATAATTCTTGTTCTTTTTATTTTAATTATTGCCTTAGATAAAGAATAACTAAGGACTGTTTTTATATTTTAAAGAAAAAGGGAGAGGAGTTTCCTCCCCCTCTTTTCTACCTTAAACCTAACACAACTTACAGAGCAGTACACTGAAGATCCAAGCTAGTGTCGAAACGACGAAGCAAGATACCAGCAGTCTTCAACATATGCACAGAAGCACCATCAATATCACTAGCACGAGTATCAGTTTCAGTAAATCCTTTTGGAACTACAGAACCTGCTACGCACCAACGCAATAATTCACGACCTTTTTTGTTTACCATTTGCAAGTTATTTTCACCATCATAAGTAGATTGGTCAACAAACACCATGCGATAAGATTCCAAAGGCAAACCAGAAACTGGATGCTTTTTAGAAGCTTGAGCAACAGGACCGTGATCAAACAAAGGAGATTTAACTACGTTAACTCTATGACCATCAACATGCTCATAACTAGTGAAGTAACCAGTAATACCCAAGTTACGACCAGAACCAGTAATGAAGGTTGGTTGAGTGGTTTGCAAATAAGAGTTAGAAGAGTAGTAAGTTTTCAAAGCGCGATCAAACTCACGAGCACCACCGATACCAGTATACAAAGTAACTTGCTTATCAGTAGCATCAGTCATACCATAGAACAAATCACCAATAACTTCTTCAATTTTAGCTTGAGTCAAATTAGAGTAAGTGTCTTTGTTAATGATTTGCTCAAGAAGACCAGGACCAGAAACTACAGGTTGACCATTCTCATCAAGCATAGTGCTAACACCATTTGCATCGTGAGTTTTTTGACCATACCAGTAGTACATTTCACACTCTTCTTTAAACTTCAACATGTGGCGATACTCTTCATAATCCATCCACAATTTAGTTTTGCTTCCTTCTTTCAAAGGCAATTCGAATTGAGCAACATAATCTTTAGCATTTCCAGAGAAATGGTAAGATTTACGTACAGTACCAATTTTAGAACGAACTAATCCAGGAGCAGTCCAGTTAGATGCATTACCACGAGAGAAGTCAATTCCTACGTTAGCATACATCATTCCCCACAAAGCACCTGCAGCTCTATCAGTAGCATCAACTGAACTTTGATCAGGAGAAACTAATTTTAAAGTATATTTCCAACCTGCACCATCAGCAACTGGCTCACTCATAATACGAGCAAGAACTCCAGATTGAGATACCAAAGTGTAAGGGAAAATAAACCATTTGTCAGGAAAAGTAATAGTGAACATAGATCCACCAGCACCATCTCCACTATTAGAAATAACAGGACGAACATTAATTTCGTGAGTTTTTACACGATATTCATATTCGTAGCGATCAATTGAACGAGTGTTTCCAACACCTTCAGTCAAGAAAGACAATGGAAATTTCTTTTCCTCACGACCAGCCAAGTGAGTAATAATAGGAGAGATCTCCTCTGGACGTTCCATAAGTGCGTTAACCAACGAGTTAGTGTCGGTCATTTGGGCATCGTTATAGTACGTTTTTAGAACTTGCATTAGAGCCATAATTTATATTTTTTTAAAGTTAATTGTTGTTATTGTTTGATTACCCAAACAATGCTTTTAGATCCAGATTATCTGCATCAAATTTCTTTCCTTTTTTATCGTTAGTTTGCATTGACTTCACACGCTCTTCGTTTTGTCTGACTTTGTCTCTTAAACTAGTAGCGCTAGCAGTCTTTGCTTTTACATCTATAATATCTTTTAAGTTAAATCCTTTATACATTAAATAATCTAATGCCAATTTAGCTTCTATGTTAGCTTTAGAATAATCAACATCTCTACGAGTTTGGCCATTCTCATTAATTGGTTCAGATATATAATCAAAGAATTTAGCTTTCTCACGATCTGGGATACGAATACCTGCAAACTCTTTTCCTTCTTGAATAGTATTTGCTACTCCTTCCCAAAATCTTTCATTTTCTTCAGCAGCACGTTGTTGTTCGGCTTGTTGTTGACGTACCATATTGTCACGTTCTTGCTTTTGAATATTAGAAAGATTACGTTGAGCAACTTTAGCACGATCGTACAATTTACCAGAATCTTCATAATCATTAATCATGTCTTTGATAAACTCATCATCATGACCTTTAGATCTTAAAATCTCTGTAATCATGTACTTTTGAGTACGACTATCGTCTTGCTCAATTTCCATATTTTCAAAACTTTTATTTGGATTGTAAGCATCAAAGAATTTTTCAGGATCTCCTCCAGCCATTACAAAATCCAAATGTTTTTGTACTAAAGGAAATTGCTTAAATAAGCCTTCAAGTTGATCTTCAGCTATTTCTTGAGCAATGTCTTTAGTA